AAGGCTGCTGTGTTTGTTACAGTCTCACTACCCTCGTAAAAATGCTTGACAGGGTTGGGTAATACAGCATCTGTATCAAACCAAATCTGTCCTACTTGTGGTGCAGTTGGTGCTGCTGCTTGTACTACAGCAAGACCACCTACAGAACCCCATGACCCATCAGACTTCTTAATGTAGAAAGCACTATCTGCTTCAACATAAGCGGCATTGACTCCTGAAGACAATCCAGTTAATTCTGCAAAAGCATCAACTTGAATTACCCCATTATTCTGAAGGTCAAGAAGTTGTTCTGCTGTGAGGACTTCCCCATCAGCAAATGCAATATATCTAATTGTCATATGAATCTACTCCTTGGAAATAAAATAAACTTCACTCTCCATGAATCTCCATCTGCTTGTAAGTCATGATGAATACCTATGATTTGCAACTGTTCGTTGTAAGTGAAGTTCTGTGTTTCGTGCTTAATATTGACTCTATCCAAAATGTCTGTTGCTGCTGCCTTGTTGAAATCTTTCTTGGCATCCCATTCAATTTCTTTAACTAAAGCAACTGGCTTGTACCATTTTTCTAAGATGCTTGTAGCCCATGTTAGGTATTGGTCTTGTCCATCTGTTAAGTCAAAATTAGTATCTATATTTAAGGCATGTGTGCCATATCTGTTAATCATGGCATCTTTAGTCTTTGGTTCTAATGGGTCTGTCTCTACTGATTCAACTGTTTCAAAGGCTCCCAATCCAGCATCTGCATCTTCATTCCATTCAGACTTATATTTTCCATAGGTATTTTGAACAGCAACTTCATTAATGGTGGATTCAACATTGTAATCAATAGCAATATTCTTATATCCATACTTAGTATTATCTGTATTATCAAAGTTCATTCTTAGTACCCCAGTTGGAATACTTGATGAGGCATAGCATTTCAATGTATTTTCTTTATCAAAATAAACAAAGGCACCTTCTGTATTGGATGCATATTCAATGGCTTCCCATAGTGTCTTGTTATCTTTCCAATAGCCATGCTTTGTTGTTCCCCCGCCAACTACAGTCTTTGGGAAGTTCTTAACGCTGCTATTTGTAAAGAGGGTATTGATTCTGTTAACCCATGATTGACCATTATGAGCAGAGATGCTTGAGAGTTTGGTAGAGGCCTGTTGTAGGTCTGCAGTGGGGTCCATTACATCTAATCTGATGACAGGCTTGTCTTTATCACTTCTATAGTCAACATAAATATTATTTACACGACCCTGGAAAATAACATCACTATTTCTTTTTAAACGAATCTTTGCCTTTGGTTCCATGAACTTGTTGTAGTTAGGGTCAAACTGCCTATTGGTAGTCCTAATAGTCATTACCCCTGCAGATGGGAAAGGAAGTGGTAAGGCTCCTGTATAGGTATCTACACCACGCTTTACAGATATAGAGAGAATGCCTTCTTTAATATCTTGCCATTCATATTCCTGGTCATTGGCTAACTGTTCATCTGTAGCAATAACAGCCTCATTTAATCTGTCTTGCCCAATGATGAAAACGCCATCAATTTTGGTTCTTAATTCAATATCAAATTCTTCGTGAATCATCGTCCATTAACACCTGCGTACTTATCCAATGCAGCCTGTACATATCTGCCTACTTCATATGGGTCAGTACCAATACCAGCGTTAATGTTTACTGTAATGCTTCTGCCCATACCGCCTGCTGTAGCGGGAGTTAGAGATAGTCCATTCAATGCCATTTGTGGAAGTCTTGAATTTCCTCTTATACCTACTGCTAAACCTTGCATCATGTTCTGTCCAAAGCCTGCAAAGACTTTAGATGGAGAACTAATCTTGAAAAATGTCTTAAATGTAGAAATCATGTTCTGTGCAAGTTTGGTTATGAAATTAACTGGGGAACTTGCAATCGCTTGCATACCTGAAACCAATGCATTAATAATGTTTGTGCCAACCTGCTTCCAATTTGTAGCAGCAACTTCTGATTGGAATCTTGCCAATAGACTGCTAAAGAAAGTTTTTATGTTTTGAATAAATGCAGTGATGCTAAATGCTTTAAATAACCCTGCAATAATGTCACTTCCAAGATTTTCCATTACCTTTGATGGAGAGGCAATCTGGAAATATGACTTACCCCAATTGATAATTGATTGTTTTAAACCACTCCAAAACTCTTTAACCATCTTTGTGATGTGTCCTACTGGGTCTTTGATAGGTGCAAATATTCCATCAACAATGCCATTACCAACTTTCTCCCATTTCTCAGGAAGAACTTTTAGTACTTGCTTGATGGCATCATCACCAAAAGTTGCAATAACCCATGCAACAAAACCTTTTTGTAGAGGACTTAATTTGCTCCAGATGGATGAAATCATTAGCCCAATTGCTGCTGGTAATTCTGTAAAGGTTAGTCCTTTGAATGCACCTGGTAGTGCCTTAATCTCTTTTCTTATTCCAGCGAGGGCACCTTCTGACTTTGCTAATGCCTCTGCTAAGGCTCCAAGTTTTCCTACTGTCCATAGTAAAGCAAGGGCTGTAGCGAGTTGGACAACTTCTTCTCTTAACTTGAGATTTCCTTCTTCATCCTTAAAAAACAAAAGGTTCTTTAATATTTGTAAAGCCTTCAACACTGCAGGTAATACATTTTCAACAAGAATTTTGGCTATTGCTTCTTTTAGTTGGTCAATTTCATAAGTGAGTTCTTGAGCAGCAGTAAACTTCAGAGCATCTGGTTGTAGTTCTTGTTCCAGTGCTCCATATAGGAATTGCACTTGTTCTGTAATTGTTTTAAGTCCCTGGAATTGCTTTTGCTCTGCTTCTGTCAATTTGCTTGCAATTCCAAATTTTGTTAAATCATCTCCACCAAATGCTTTACCGCTTCTTAGTGCCTTAGTCCATACAGTTGTGTATTTATCAATATTCTCTCCTGCACCACCTGAAAGGTTATCTGCAAGGAGAATTAATTCTGTAATTTGTGGTAATAGTTTCTTGTATCTAAAAGTGGTGCTGTTGGCTAATTGATTTAGAGAGGCTGCTATATCGCCATCATCTACCTTAAACTTAACAGATAAGTCTCCAATCTTGTCAATAATCTTATCTGCACTCTTGCCAAAGTTTTCAGCGATTCTGTCAAAGTTATTTTGTTCTTCTTCAAAATCTTTAATCCATCCCCACACAACTTTTGCTGTGCCAATGACAGCAAGGGCTTTCGTAATTAATCCAAAACTATTGGAAATTTTTGTGGCTGTTCCATTTAGGGTAGACAATCTTTGGTTGGTGGTATTTACACCAGCAACCAGTTTGCGGGTATCCGCAACTATGTCTACTACTATCGTGTTAGCCATTTTGTTTCTTCAGCCCCCTTGCTATCGCTTCAACTTCTTCGCTTGTCATTTCCCAAAACTCACTTGGTGTATATCCTGTGGCTGCACAGAATTCACCCATGTAATTTAGGAGTTCTTCGCTTTTGGGACTGTTGGTTCCTCAACTAATGCGTTGACTTCCTCTATTCCCATGTTTTCAATCTCTTCCCATGTAGTTTCAGGATTAACTTTCTTCTTCATAACATAAGCAATTGCCATTGTTAATTTAACTTTAGAACCTGTTTCCCATTCATCCATGGTCATGCCTGACAGAGTTTCTACCTCTGCAAGGTCTTTCATTTTCAAATTACTAATATTCATCTTGTACTGCCTCCTATATATTTTCTGGCTATTGCCTGTAGATTTACTGAATATTGTTGCTTGGCATATTCCCTGTTATCCCAAGCAGCCCTTCTCAAATATGGTTGGGCTTCTATATTTCTTGCAGGCCATCCATATTCAATGACACCTGCATATGGAACTGCTGCTCCACCTGCTTTGATTTGTACTTTTTTCATAGCACGATTTGCTCTAACAGTTCCTGCCAATCTTCCTGAGAGATAGGGGGCAGTGGCTTTGGCTGTAACTGCAACCTTGTTTCCAATGGCTGCGTTAGCATCTTTTAGGTCATCTACAGCACCTTGATATTGCTTCAAGGACCTTATGACTTCATTAACACCTTTAATTGTTACTGTGTAACCTGCCACTGCCCACTCCCTTAAGCGGTTACTTTAGATGGCTTACCATCAAGAATGATGGTCAAGTCATAAACAAAGTATTCGCCTGCAGAGCCACCAAGAGTTGGAATTACTTCCGCATATCCTGATGCTGTGAATTTTGGTTGTGAAGTTGTTGGTGTTGCATTTCCATGTGGTGTGAACTCCAAAGATACTGTTGTACCTGGATTATCAAAC